GTCGAGATTGCAATCAATCAGATGGAGTTTGAAGAACGAGAAGTTGTTCGAATTCCAAACGGAAACTTGCCCGAAGGTCGTTGTCGTGTCATTGAACGTGGGACGGATGCTTTGAAGATTAGGCGTTCGGTTCGTTTCATTCCTCTTGTTCAAGGATATGAAGAGCGTATCTGGTTCGACGAAATCCGTTATGAAAGTTCAGATAGAATTCTGGAATGTAACCGATGAACGCTAAATGGGCACAGAAGTTTTATAATGTTTATGAACGGAATGAATTCGTAAACAAAAATGCTCAAAAATTTGTTGATATTCTCTCAAAATATAAAGGACAGCTTATCATTCATAACGTTGAACCAATGATCCTAATAGACATTGGTAAACTAATTGGACCAATTGAAACTGCGCTGGAAGCGACGGTTATTCAAATTCAGCCACTTGATCAAATTGAACGTTTTGTTTTGTTTTTTGATTGGATTTGGCTTCCCACGGAGACGGAAGAAAATATTTGGTTACTCGACATGGTCGAGTAATTTCACATTTGTCGCTTCAAAAGTTCCCAACTTGCACTAAGTCCGGAAACCAATTTTTTCAAGAAACCAGCTCTTGTCAAAGTAATTCTGTTTCTTTCAGCCAAATCTTTGTCAAAGCTTCTGCCTTCTGGTGGCATAACTTCAAGCTCGCCCTCTTCGGCGAGCTTTTTTGCTTCATCAATTGTTTTGGAAATGAAGGTGTCAACTTTCTTGATATAAGAACTTGTTGGGTCTTCTTTTGCTTCATGAAGCTTTGCGCGTACAGTCTTTCTTACAAGACTTTCTAATTGTTTTGATGTTATTTTTGCCATTCAAACCATCTCCAAACGTTCTGCCAAAACTTGACAAAGTTTCTTGCATTGCTCCCAGTCGCCTTTACGCAAGCATTCTTTCATGTCTTCAAGGACAGAAAAACAATATTTTTGTGTTGCTCTTGTTGATGAACGTTCTTCAAGTTGCTCTTGAAGAACATCTCGAATGATCTTTTCCAATCCTTCGTTTGTGAGTTTCTTTTTCATACTTTTTAGCTCCATGAGTGCATGTTGAGGATTAGTTGCCAGAATGCCTCTGCCACCCGCTTTTTGAAAAGCAACAACATTCTCTTTTTTATCATCAATAAGTATTGAGTTCGCTGAAGCAAATGCAGCTTTTTCTTTTCCGGAACGTGTTATATGAACGGGAATGCCTGCTCCAAGATTATTTGCAACCCATCGTTTCTTTCCTTCATGGGCTTCATCAGATTTAGGAGACGCTGTGAGGACTTCAACTTTATAGTGCTTGGAAGCATACTCAAATAGTTCTTTGGCTCCTGGGAGCATTTCTGCTGTTTCCCAAAACTCAATAGAACCAATTGTGTCTGTCGGTTTCAATCCAGTTTTCTTCAACTGACCTCTATAGTCACTCAGAGTTTCATCAAGATCAAAATACACTTTCCATCGTTGTGGTCTTGCAGAAAATACAGACATTTGCTCAAGAAGATTTGGAACTCCTTGAGGCAATTTGGAAACTTCTTTTGAAAACATCTCAGCTATTTCTTTTCGAAACTGTGGATATTTGAACTTTGGTGAATTGAACAATGCTTTCAGTTTTTCGAAAGATTGCATATCTTCCCATTTGACAGAAGAACCAAAAAGAAAGTTAGCTAACTTGTCAGGGTTTGCCGAGATTGGTTTGGAAGAAATTTTCTCGAACTTTTCCTTACCTGTCTTTGTTACTTGTTTTATGACTGTGTCTTTTCTGAACCCATCACGAAAGTTCATTACATATCGTTCAAACTCATTCTCTTTTCCTGTTGGGAAAACAAGACTGTTGAATATGCAATATAACAAAACGTTTCGATATGAAGCTTTGAACTTGCTATCTGCTGGAGCTCCAGAATTAATTCCTGTCATCCATTCGAGATTTCCAATAAAAACATCAATTTGAATTAAGCCAGGCTTACCTTTGATTTGTTTACCTTCTGCATCAAAGGCAGAAATTTGCTTACCAGATTTATCAATCAAAGGAACAAGAAGATGGATTTGAGACAAACCTTTTACTATTCTTGTTGGAGTTGAGACTGTATCCAAATACTTTTTCAACTCTTCAAAAAAGGTGTCCTTGTCTGTTGATTTGATTTTCAAAAATTTTGCCAAATCTTTTACATCAACAGCAATGTCAATATCTCCAAAAAAGTCTTTCAACTTGTTTCCAACAACCTCATAACGCAAACCACCGAAACCCGCAAGTTTCAGTGCATTTGAGATATTCACGTCAAGTAATGGTTTTGGAACAGTGCTGTTGACTTCCGGAAATGCATGTCCACCTTCTTTCAAGATGTTCATGGTTCATGCCTTTGGAATATTTCCGCCTGGTCTTGGAATCGTTGATTGAGCTGGTGTTGCTTTGATTACTTTAGCCGTTTCCTTAGAACCATCATCTTCACGAGGAAATGTAGCCAATTTAGCAACAGCCTCTTGAACTGCTGAAACGACTCTTGATTGCATCTCTTCAACGACGCTTACATACTGCTTTTGAAGAGCCTCATCAAGTGTATCAGGATCAACCAAGTTCAAGGTATCAACAATCTTCTTCTCGAAGTCCATCGTATGCTCTTTTGCAAGCAACGTAAGTTTACGCTTTGCTGAAAGAGTTGCACTTTCGTTCAGCAATCGTTTCTTGAGGCTTTCACGAACCAAGCCTCTCAATTGATTTTCATTCATTTTTATCTTGCTCATTTTTTACCTCAAAAACCTTTTGCGAACATTAGAAGTCTATTTGATACAGCACTTAGAACAATATCATTTTCACTTTGAAGCTGTTGAACAATTGAATTCAACTGTTCAGGTGTTATTGACCTATCTGTGATGATTGACTTCACTACTGTAAGTATTTGCTGAATGTTTTGATTTTCTTCAGCCATTTTCTTTGCTTCTTCAACAGCAAACTCTACTGGATCGGTTGGTTCTTCTGGTTCTTCCGGTGCTTCTTCTCCTGCACCATCTTCACCTTCACCCCCAAAATCTCCTCCGTCATCGCTGCCACCAAAATCGAAGCCTCCGCCTCCGCCACCAAATCCTCCGGACATTCCTCCACCGAAGTCCATATCATCTCCGCCTTCGGTATCTAACTCACCGTCTTCTCCGACGCCAGGTTCACCACCTAAATCTCCAGTAGAAGTATCTCCTCCACCAGCATCAAGGTCAAGACCACCTTCTGCATCAATATCAGCATCTCCGGAAGTATCTGCTCTGGCATCATCAGCGGGAGGTTCGGGAATGTTCAACTCCGGTTCAGGAGCATCTTGCTCTTTCAAAAGAGCCTCTTTCAAAACTCTTTTCAGACGACTGGAAATACTTTCCATTGGCATTCCATTTTGTCTCATTTCACTTTTCCATTCATCCCAAGTATAAAGCAAAACTTCTGGTTCCCACGGGTTCCATTCATCTTCAACAAAATCTTGTGGTTTCTGTTCTGTGGCAACAACTGTTTCGACCTTCAAGTCTGAAGATGGTATCACTCCTTTATAACCTATTGACTCAATTTTGTCAAGGAAAGACGTCATAAAGTCAGGAAGGTCCGAAATCAAATAGCCTCCAGAAACAGAACCATCGATTTCATTTCTCAAACTATCTTCATCAACAACGATCCTTGAATAGTCTTTTAGGGCTGAACCTCTAATTCTTAGAACGACGCCGGGAACATCAAATCTTGCAAGAAGAGTTTCAGCAATATCCTCAGCATATTCTTTGTCTGCTGTGAGATATACGGCATTTTGTAAATCAAAATTGAGTTGTGTCCAACCTTCACCTTGAGCTGCGCTCTTTGATGGTTTCAATCCTGTTGATAAAATTGATTTCAAATGCTTCATTGAAGTAGCATGAAACCAATCAACATCACTAATCTCTTCAAGAACTTCGAACTTGAATGATTGAAACTCTTGTTCCTTTTCTCTGTCTCTTGTCCATGAAGGAGATTTTCCTTGAATGGTCTTTGCTTTTGCAACCACATCTTTCAAAGTTCCAAGAAATTCAACTTGACCATCTCTTTTGAAATATTCAATTTTTGCGTTGTTTAGTTCCGGAAGATACTTTGATGTTGTGATTAGTGCTCTTGATGCTCTTGGATCACGAAAAACGTTTGAATAAACAGTGATTGTTTTTCTGTCCGCTGACAATTCAAGCAGAGAACTTGCTTCTCTTTGAGTCGGTCTACTAGGCATCCAAATGCCTTTGTCTTTTGTCTGAGGGTATTCGGCATAAGCTTCTTTTGTTAGTCCCTCTGGGTGAAAGAAGAGTGTCTTGGCTTTCTTGAAGTAATAACGAAAGAATTCAGGACCAAGTTCAGGGTGAAGACCCCAGTTTGAACTGCCTTCAATTTGTTCTTTCAACTTTACTTTATTCTTTGTAGGTGACATGCTATAGTAAATAGTATAAGGAGTTTCTTATGAGTGATATTGACAAACTATATGAAGAAATAAAGAAAGAAAAAGAAGAAGAACTGCAAGAGAAATTGAATGTTTCACCTGAAGAATCGGAGCCATCTGTGCAACTTAGAAAGAAAACTTGCTTTCTTTTAGAAGCTGCATATCTTGCATCATTAGATACAAAAGATATTCTTTTGAAGTCTGTCCTTGAAGAAACTATTACAATTCTTTGGAACTGGTTACCAGAAGATGTAAAGGCGGCGACAATGAAAGAAAGAACTCTCGGTGGTGTTCCAGCATCGTCTATAAATCCGTTAGACTGTTGGAAATCTTCGTTTCCAAATCAATCTGTCGCCAATAACATTTGGGATTATTTGAACAAAGACGAAGAACTCGAAGATATACAAAAATCTATTGATGAAGCAACTCAAAATCTAGAGTCAAGGATCGAAGCTCTTGAACTTGCAATGCTTAATTTGGCAGAAAAGCTCAAACCTCTAATTCTTCCTGAAGGAACGAAATGATCTCCTTGTAAGGTGAAACCTGTTTCCATTTGTGCTTTTCAATTTTTCTTTCAAACCATTTTCCTGTTACCTTTTTGAAAGGTAACGCAAAGTAATAAGTTCCAGTTGACATTCTTTCCTGGAACTTTTCTTTTGCCCATTCCTCATTCTCTTTCATTTGATGTTGATCCCAAACATATTGTGCCCAAATCAAATCAACAAGGTAGGCGCGAAATTCTAAACGAGCTCTCCAATAAGCAGGAAGTGGGAATAAAAAGATTACAGTTGGAATCAAAAACCAAGCATTCCAAAGAACTAGAGATAGCAATAAGAAAAGAATTGAGAGTATTTGTGGAAATAGGTACGCAAGGGAAAAACGAACGCCCATGGTTGCTCTATCATACAGATGAACCGTTTCATGAGCCACCGATTTCAAGCCATGAAGCATATCTACATTTTCATAAAAACTATCTGGAACATAAATGGTTTTCCCAATAGCCTGATACATACGATCAAACTCTTTAATTCTCAGAATCTTTACTGCTACAAAGCGAGCCACATGAAATCTAAAATCAGTGGCTTCTTTTTTTGTTTTGATTTCAGCATCAGGAACAAACTTTCTTGTAACCTTGTTTAGAAAGCGTCTGCTAAATTCGTAAATGACCGTATCGTTTATCCTGTTATTCATCACAGAACTCCTATTGAAACATATTCGTAAATATTGCACAATGAGGAGGTATGGCTACTCTTTTGCTATCAAATAAAACTACTGGTCTTAATTCACATTTACGTTCCTACAAAGATGGAAGTTCCATGTTTTGTAATGATATTCTGAGTTCTGATATCATTGTGAATAGTAAAGACTGGTTTCAATATCTGAAAACAACGTGCAAGGAAGCCCCATCTCTTCTTCCTGAAACTCAAAGAAAAGCTCTTGAGACTGTTTTGAGAGAAGAAGAGATTATGGTTGAGAACCTTCCAGCTTTTCTTCTCTTATCAAAAGAAGAGTATCAAACAAACCTTCATCGTTACATGAAAGAACTCATTTCTTTCTTTGCACTCAATCCTGCAACTTACTTTTTTGACTTCTTCAAAAAAGAAGTAGACCTTCTTGAAAAAATGCAGGGTGCTTACATCTCCGAGGACTTGTATCACAAATATAGAATACAGGATACTCAGGGACTAGTTTCCACATTCTCTCCAAATAGAGATGGCTTTGCAAAACCTGTGAAGTATGACAGTTTCAAAAGCCCAACAGGAAGATTGGTTGTTACAGAAGGTCCTCATATCCTAACAATCAACAAGACCTATCGGAACATGGTTCAGACTTCCTTTGAAAAGGGAGCAATCGTATCGATCGATTACGTTGCTCTTGAACCAAGTGTGCTCCTTGGAAGAACATCTAGTGCTCTCTCTAATTGGTTATCTTCCACTCAAGGATCCACAAACTCAAAACCACATGATATCTACCAGCAAGTGGCTGATATTCTGTTTCAACGAAATCTACTCCGTACACCTATCGATCGCTCAGAAGCAAAATCTATAACCCTCAGAACGCTCTATGGAGCTCAGGAAGATTTAATTGGGCAGATACTCCAAGGTAAAAGTTCTGTGCCTCTACACGATTTCCTATTTGAACTGAGAGAGCTTTTTGGCATCAACCAACTGATGAACCAACTTCAATCAGAACGTCGGATGAGAAATAATGGTGGAAAATACATTACAAATCATTTTGAAAGAAGAATACCTACAGAAGGTGTCGAAGATTATAAGTTAGTAAACTATTGGACACAATCAACTGCTGTCGATGTTGCTCTTCTTGGATTCGCTTCATTGATAGAAGATTTGAATCCAGAAGAAGTAAGACCTTTGTTTGTATTGCATGATGCAATATTTTTGGATGTAAGTCTATCTGCTGTTTCGAAACTAAAGTCAGCTATCAACAAAGCCAAAACCGTCCCACTTTTTCCAAATTCACACTTCCACTTGAAACTCTCGGTAGAAAGTCAATCACAATAAAAAGTTATTGACAAAATTTGAAAGGAAAAGTGTAGTGAGGCACAATGAAATTGTTCATAGGGAAAGACATTCAAGCCGAAATAACCTATAATAGAAGAACGTTGGATTGTTCCAACCCCTTACAAATAGAAAGATAAAATATAATGACTGGATATAACCTTGATGCAATTCGTGACAAACTGAAACAAATGACAAAGACTGGTTCAAGTGAGAAATCTGAACTTCCAAAGTTCAAATATTTCAAGCCTGAACTTGGAAACGTTGATATCCGTTTCCTTCCTTACAAGGATGAGAAAGGACAACCTTTCCAAGAGGTAGTTTACTACCAAAACAAGAAGCTTACTGAGCAAAGAGTTGTTGCTCCTGCACAATATGGATTGGAAGATCCAATTGCTTCATTAGAACAGGAGATGCGTTCTGATCGTTCTAATGAGTCGTGGGAAATCCGTAAGTGTCTCAATCCTACATCACGCTTTTACGCTCCTGTGATTGTTCGTGGTCGTGAGGACGAAGGCATTATGCTTTGGGAGATTTCTTCGAAGCTTGTGCAAGACATTTACGCAACCCTTTGTCATGAGGATTACGCAACTGAAAACTTGATGGATCCATATTCGGGATATGATTGGACTGTGTCTGCTGTTGACAGTGGAAAGAAGTTCAACGGATTCGCTGTGAAAGAAATCAAACTTCAACCGCGTCGAAAGGCATCACCACTCTTCGTGAATGGCAAGAATGCTGATAAGGCAAGGATTGAAAAGACCTTGGAAGAAATTCCAAATCTTGGCGAACATTTCCGTAAGCTTGTTCCGGGAACTGAAAAGTTGAAGACAATCATCGAAAACTTCCTCAATGGTCCAAAGGACAGTGAGGTTGATTCTGAGGTTTCTGCTGGTGGTGTGGAGCATGGTACTTCTGGAGACGGAAAGACCGCTGCAACCAAGAGCAAAATTGATAGCGCCTTTGATGATCTAGAAAACGTGTTCTGATCTTCTTGTTGTTCTTTGATGGAAAAGCCTCCGCTGAGTCGGGGGCTTTTTCTTTGTCAATCTTTCTTTTTCAACAAATCAAGAAAGTTCAAGCTTTCAGTTGAAAGCAACAAAGCCTATTGTTATGATGATTGTACCCAAAAGGAATAACATACATGGTAAAAAAGAAAGAAGAAACAACCTCTACATCTATCGCATCAAACAACATTGACGACTTCACAAACGAGCTTATCAAAGAGATCAACAAGAAGCATCAAGATAAAATTGCCTTCAATCTTGGTTCGGATGCAGCTCCAACAAACATCAATCGTTGGATCTCAACAGGATCAAGAATGCTTGACGCTGTTGTTTCAAACACTTCAAAAGGTGGATTGCCAGAAGGAAGAATTGTTGAAATCCAAGGACCACCGTCGATTGGAAAATCGCACATTGGATTTGAGCTTGCAAAGAGTACACAACGCCATGGCGGCATTGTTGTCTACATTGACACAGAGAATGCAACGTCGCTTGATAACCTTCGAGGTCTAGGCATCAAGGTTAATTCACAATTCGTTTTCGTCCAAACAGCTTGCACAGAAGAAATCTTCGAGGTTGCTGAACAGGCAATCATGAAAGCTCGTCAGCTAAAGAAAGACGTTCCTGTTACAATCATTTGGGATAGCGTTGCTGCTTCTTCACCAAAGGCTGAACTTGAAGGAGATTATGATCAAAACTCAATCGGTCTTCAAGCTCGTGTTCTTGGAAAAGGTCTTCGTAAGATCACGCAGTTGATTGCGAACCAAAAAGTTCTCTTCGTGCTCTTCAACCAGCAACGTCAGAAGATCGGTGTTATGTATGGAGATCCAACAACAACGCCAGGCGGAGCCGCAATTCCATATGCATGTTCAACGCGTATTCGTCTCTATGGTGGTTCTCATATTCAAGATGATAAGACCAAAGAGGTTATTGGAATTGCTGTAAAGGCAAAGACAATCAAAAACAAAGTTGCTCGCCCTTTCCGCGAAGCAGAGTTCGAAATTCACTTTGGTGTTGGCGTTCGTGAAGACCAACAAGCTTTCGATGCACTTCGCCGTTGGTGTGATGCAAACGGTCCAGTTGAAATGCCGAATGGAGAAAAAGTCTCTGTTGCAGGAACGGGAGCGTGGAAGACCTTTATTGTCACAGATGCCAAAGGCAATACTGTTGTTGAAGAAAAGTGGCAAGGTAAAGCCGATTTCGGAAGCCGCGTTTACTACAATCCTCAATATGAGAAGTATGTCACGGCTCTTCTGGATGCATCCTTTATTGTATCTGCTGAAAATGACAGAGAGCACCCAACATATGTTGATGTTGACACTGAAAGTTATGAAGACTTTCGTTCACTTGCCTCAAGTTGAAGTTGATTATGATGACCGGATCGGTGCGGAGTATTCTGGCAGTTCAAAGTTTCTCTGTCGAAGAACTTGAACCTTACATAACTGACGTTGAAGGCGAAGTTTCACTAAGTAACCTAAATCAAAAAATCTTTGATACTGGTATAGACATTCACCGAAAATATGGTCGAAGATCCGGAGACATCTGTTTGATTTCTCCAGATTTGGAGCTTTTTTTCTTAGAGGAAAATTCTCTTTTCAATGAAGCTCTTGGTGAGGCAAAACTTTTGGAGTTGAAAAAAATTGGAGTCAATCCTGAAAACTCTAAAGTCCTTGGCATTCTTAATTCAAGATTTGTTGTGCATGTTTGTTTTGACTTGCAGCCTAACACTGTAATTGTTGGAAATAAAGGTGAAGGTTTAGAAACAAAATACATCATATATGATGGCAGTCAAGACCTTCCAATTTTAGATATCAAAATATCTAATGAAAAACAATTTGCAAAAGGATTCTGTAGTAATCCACATCGCATAAAGGTAAAACGATGAAGTATCGAGAAGACTATAAAACAAATGACAAAGCATGGTATGAACCCGTTCCAAATCTAACATCAAACGTTGAACTTGAAGTGAAGTTTTTCAAGTGTCATCCAGAAGCAAAGCTTCCTGAGAGAGCAAATGAGGATGATGCAGGGTGGGATCTTTTTTCAACCGAAGAAGTTGTTTGGCGTCACGACGCCCGACCACAAACTGCTCCAACCGGCTTGAAAATGGTGATCCCGTCAGGATGGGAAGCTCAAGTAAGACCTAGATCAGGAATGTCTTTGAAAGGTTTGACTGTTTGCAACAGCCCTGGAACTATTGATGCTGGATACCGTGGCGAAATCAAGGTTATTGTTGCCCCAACAAATGTCAACACCAATGCATCAAACAGTTTTCCAATCATCATTCCAAAGGGCACCAAAATTGCCCAGCTTGTTTTCAAGAGAGTTCCACAAACTTCTATCAAAGAAATAAGTGAAGAAGAGTTTGAAAAACTCTCAAACACCACTCGTGGTGAAGGCGGATTTGGAAGTACAGGACAATGAGCAAAAACCTTGCAGAAAAGGTTCTTGAAGAACTAACCCCAGGAACCATGTTTCGGGGGTTTTTTCTTGTCGGATTTGATCCAAATGATGGGCGGAAATGGTATTTCAATCTCGATGACAAAGAGCAAAACACGAGGGAAGAGAATTCGTCTGTTTACTATCCAACCTCAATAAGATACTTCAAATCAACAATTGAAAAGGTAAATGTCTATTCGTTATCATTTGTTGATGGAACTGAACTTGGGTTGATACTTGATGTTCAGAACATAGCAAACCTAGAAGAAGGACCAGTGACTACTTGGTATGGCTCCAAAATTCAAACAAAATCACAAAAGATTTTTGCTGTCGAATGTTTCCTAATTGAAAATTCGCATATTGGAACTTTCTTGATTTTGGTTGATGAAACAAAGAAAAGTGTGTATGTGATATGAACAATAACGACCAAAGACCAATTGTTGTAATTGATGGAATGAATCTTTTCATTCGATACTTTGCTGTAAATGAAACAATGAGCGCCGAAGGCAACTGCGTTGGTGGCACAATTGGTTTCATCAAAGCTGTGAATGGGATAATTGAAACGTGGAACCCTTCAAAAGTTTTCATTGCCTGGGAAAAGGGCGGAGGCTCTGAAAGACGGAAGAGAATATTCCCCGAATACAAAGCAAATCGTGCCAAGTCAAAGGTTTTTGACGAACTCTCACCAGCCCGCTCAGGTCGTCTTCATATGGATGACACCGAGAACAGACAATATCAGCAACTTCTTTTGATCAATCTCTTGAAGAAAACACCAATACGACAACTGTACCTCCGCGAGATCGAGGCGGATGACATTATCTCTTTTGTCGTTTCTTCCAAATTCAAAAACTCAAAGGCAAAAAAAGTCATCGTATCAAGTGACAAAGATTACTACCAGTTGTTGGATGATGAAAATGTTGTTGTTTATGATCCAGCAACAAGGAGCATCGTGACAAAAAAAGAAGTCAAAGAAAAGTTTGGAATAGAGGCTCGAAACTTTTGTGTTGCTCGCGCTTTTGTGGGAGATAGTTCCGACAACATTCCCGGTGTTGATGGTGTTGGTATGAAAACTATTTCAAAAAGATTTCCTTGTTTGGCTGAAGATAGAGATGTCTATATCCAAGAAGTTCTTGACCTTGCAAAAAAAGAAATGGACAGTGGTTCAAAGATAAAGGTGCATGGGCTAATCTTAGAGGCTAAGGAAGACGTCTTGAGGAACTGGGAGTTGATGTACCTTCGGGACCTGAATATCTCAGCAACTCAATGTCAAAAACTTGAATGGCAAATCGATAATGAAGAAAGAGTATCAGATAAATTTTCCTTCATAAAGGAGCTGATTGCATCAAAAATACCCGTAAATTTTGATGTAGACCGATTGTTCAGAAATCTGAACAATGTAAATTTGTGACAGGAATTTTTTCACTGAGCCCTCTCTTTATTCCTACCGATGGCTGAAATCAAATCCCGTTTCGCTTGCCAGCGAGCGGCTTTCTATTCCCTTTTTGAAGGTGGAGAACCAAATGAACTTAGTAGATGAACAGATGATTGAAGAAATAAACGAAGAAACCATACAGCCAGACGACGACGAAAAACAGCAGAAAAAGCATTTCTCATTTGATAGGAACTTCCAAGAGAAGATTGTTCAAGTTCTATTTCATGATAAGGCATGGGCATCTCAAATCCAAGAAATCTTGGATCCATCCTTCTTTGAATATGCGTACCTGCAAGTCATAACACAGATTTATTTCAACTACAACAACAAATACAGAGAATATCCTTCAATTGAACTTCTTAGCACATTGATTGCAGAAAGTTTCAAGTTGAAGAAGATCAAGACAGATCAGTTGTTGATTGCTCAAGTTAGAGCATTTCTTCCTAAGTTAGTTGAACCAACTAATGTTGGTGACTTTGCTTTTGTAAAAGAGAAAACAACCGACTTCTGTAAAAGAGTCGTTCTTCAACAAGCTCTCGAAGTATCTGTTTCCAACATTCAAAGAGGAGACTATGACGGCGTTGCTGAAACAATTAGAAAAGCCCTTGCAAAAGGAATGACTAATACAAAGGGTTTGGATTTGTTCAACCCAGCAGACATTGATGCAAGATACAATGGAGTATTTCGTAGAACAATTCCAACTGGTCTTGATGAACTTGATGGCAGAACCATTTTGAATGGTGGTCTTGGTCAAGGTGAGATTGGATTTGTTGTTGCTATGTCAGGTGTTGGTAAGAGCCATCTTCTTACTCACTTTGGAGCTGAAGCAATGCGTCGTGGTTTCAATGTTCTTCACTACACATTTGAGTTGAATGAAGGTGCTATTGCTATTCGATATGACTCAAACTTGATTGGTGTTGATTCATCTTATTGCTTTGAACACAAAGAAGCAATCAAGAAGATGTATGAAGACAACAAGGACGTGTTTGGACGTTTGATTATCAAGCATTATCCAACAAACCAAGCGAATGTAAACGTTCTTCGAGGACACATTGAAAAGTTGAAGACCGACGGATTCTCGCCGGATCTCATTCTTGTGGACTATGCTGGCATCATGCGTTCAACTGAAAAGAGCGATCTTCTTCGTATTGAGTTGAAGAAGATTACGGAAGAGCTTCGAGCTTTGGCAGACGAAGTGCGTGTTCCTCTTTGGACAGCTCTTCAAGCTAACAAGGAAGCCGCAGGAAATGATATTGTTGACATGACAAACATGGCAGAGAGCTTTGCTCAAGCTGCGGCAGCAGATTTTATTCTTGGTCTTGCAAGAAAGTCAGAGCAAAAATCGACAGGTATTGGAACGTTGTTCATTGCCAAGAACAGAGCAGGAAAAGATGGATTGAAGTTCAATATTCATCTTGACACAGCTCAATCAAGATTGCGATTTCTGAATAGTTCAGAAACACCTACATCTGGATATACTTCAAAAGCTGGAAAAGAAGCTTGGAAGCGAATTCAAGATGGACTCGATGGTACTTCTATGAAGTTAGAAAATTTGTGAGTTGAGAAGAGATGGAATACAAAGAAGCGTTTGATTTAGCAAAACAATATTTCAAGGGAGATGACCTTGCGGCAACTGTTTTCCTTGGAAAGTATGCCTTGAAATCACCAAAAGGTGATATTGAAGAGCCAACACCAGAATACATGCATCGACGTCTTGCAAAAGAATTTGCAAGAATTGAAGCAAAATATCCGAATCCAATGAGTGAAGAGGAAATCTTTGGTTTGTTCAAAGACTTCAAGTATGTTGTTCCGCAAGGCTCACCGATGGCAGGTATTGGAAATCCATATCAGGTAATGAGCCTTTCAAACTGTTTTGTTGAGGGAACTAAGATCCACACCAAAAAAGGCGTCAAGAAAATTGAAGATGTTGATTTGGGTGATGAGGTCCTGACTCACAAGGGAAGATATCGAAAGGTTGTACAGTTGCACAAAAATAAGCTTGATGGAAGACAACTGTTTTCATTCAAAGCTTACAGAACGCCAGAAATCAAAGTTACTGGAAATCACGAATTCATGTCGATTTCCAAAGAACAACTTGCTTGGGGCAAGGCTCCACAATTCAACCCAATTCAGTATTTGCGCCAAGGTGACTACATCCAGGTTCCAAAAAACCTTGAAGAAATCGGTGAGCGTGGAAGCTTGGATTTGTTTTCTGTTTTCGAGAACGGCTTTGAATATGGAGATTGTGTCTATGAAACAACAGAAAAAGAAAACGGTCGCTTTCAACTTGTCACAGTGACTAAGGATGGAAAGCGACGTCCTCACACAAACACAACCCCAAAGACACTTCGAATTGATGAAGATTTTGCATATTTTCTTGGTCTTTGGTATGGTGATGGTTGTGTGTTTGGAGAAAATACCAAAAAGACACGGAACCAAAGAAACAAGAAGAGCAGGGTTTGTTCAAAGGTTCGTGGACTGACATTTACTTTCGGTTCACACGAAACTACTCTCATTAATTTCGTTTTAGACTACCTGACCAGAAACGAAATTTCTTTTGATAAGAATGAAAACAAGGATAACACAACCCAAATCGCAATTCACAATGGCGCTTTGGGGTATGCCTTTGAACATTTCTTCGGAAGAAGATTTGATGGAAAATGCCTTCCCGAATTCATTCATTCTTGGGACAAGTTCCTTGTCGCATCGCTGTTGCATGGACTTGTTGACAGTGATGGCACCATCACGAAACAAGGTGACATTCGTGTGGTGATGTCAAACCCAGATTTCGTTGAAAGCGTTTATCATTTGGCACGAGCTCACAACTTCCTCGTCGGAATTTCTTCAACAGGAAAAATTTCGCGTCTTGATTTCGGTCGTAACGACGAATTCAGAAATAGAAGCCTAAAGTCATATGAAGACGATCGACTTTCTGCTTTACTGTCAAACAAAACAAATCATGTTATCAACATTGATGGCACCAAATTTGTCCAAATACTCTCTAAGCAAGAAGTCTCTGACAAGCCGACATTTGTCTATACGTTTGGTGTAGAGGAAGACCATTCATACTCTGTAGAAGGTTTGATTGCCAAAAATTGTTTCGTTATTGAAAGTCCATATGATAGCTACGGAGGCATCCTCAAAACCGACCAAGAGGAAGCTCAGCTGATGAAACGACGTGGTGGTGTGGGATTTGATATTTCCACCATCCGCCCAAAGGGAATTCACACAAACAATGCTGCTAAGACAACAGACGGCATTGGCGTTTTCATGGAACGTTTCTCAAATACTTGTCGAGAAGTTGCTCAAGGAGGAAGACGTGGTGCTTTGATGCTTTCAATTTCAGTACATCATCCTGAGATTGAAACTTTCATCAACATCAAAAGAAGTTTAGATAAAGTTACTGGAGCAAATATCTCTGTTCGTGTTTCTGATGAGTTTATGAATGCTGTAAAGGCAAACGAAGAATATGAAGTTCGTTTTCCTGTTGAAGCAGGGCTTGACGATTCCAAATATTTGGTCCGACAGAAAATCAAAGCTACTGACATTTGGAATCAACTTATCGAAGGTGCTCATGCATCAGCAGAGCCAGGCGTTCTTTTTTGGGACACAATCAAAAAGCGTTCACCAGCAGATGCTTATGCAGAGTTTCAGACAACATCAACAAACCCCTGCATTGTAGGGGATACATTGATTGCGGTTGCAGATGGGCGCAATGCAGTTTCAATTCGAGAACTTGTGGAAGCTGGAATGGATGTTCCTGTTTATTCTACTAATCTTGTTTCCGGAAAAACGGAAATTAAGATGGGAAGAAATCCAAGGAAGACTGGAGAGAAAAAGGAAATTTGGAAACTGGTTTTGGACGACGGCTCATCTCTTAAAGCCACCCCCGACCACAAAATCTTACTTTCAAATCTGAAATACGTAGAGCTTCAACATTTGAAGCCTGGTGACTCGATTTACCCATTCTACAGCTTCAATTCCAACGGATATCGCCAAGTATCAAACACGGGTGAAAAAATGGTTGGTGGAGCACACCGTAATCGTCGTCAATATCGTTTGATTGCCGAGTTCCATGGATTGGACTGTAATCCAAAAACACACGCTATTCATCACAAGAATTTCAACTCTTTAGATGATGGTATCGAAAATCTTGAAGTTATGCTTCATGAAGAACATCGTCGACTTCATTCCGAGAGAATGAAAGGGGAGCGCAACCCATACCATTCAATGAGTCATGAATGGAAGTTCAACTTTGCATCTAAACCCGGAAAATCAAATCCACGATACTCTGGCGTTACAAACGAGGAGCTTTTGCTAGAAGGTCGAAAACTGTTCGATGAAAATGGAAAATTGACCTATGGGATGTGGGCTGAACACGCAAAGAAAAACAAGTTGCCACAAATGCTTGCAAATGAATTCCGATTTGGTAGTTTCACCAACTTCGTTAACCAGGTCGCAACGAACCACAAAGTGGTTTCGATTGAGCACGCCGGTTTTGAAGATGTTTTCAACATCACTGTTGATGATAACCACAACTATCATGTCATTACTTCAAATGAAGACGAAAAATTCATAACTTCTTCCGGCATTTGTGTTAAAAATTGCGGCGAGATCGTTTTGTCGCCATATGATAGCTGCCGTCTTTTGCTTTTGAACGTTCTTTCCTTTATTGAAAATCCATTTGAAGACAATGCGCACTTCAACCGTGAACTCTTTCTTGAGGTCGCCAAAAAAGCACAAAGACTAATGGATGACATGGTTGATTTGGAGATTGAAGCAATCGATCAAATTCTTGAGAAGATCAAGAATGATCCTGAGCCAGAGGATGTAAAGAAGATTGAAATTGACCTTTGGAGCAAAATTCGTCAAGCTTGTGTTCGAGGACGCCGAACAGGACTTGGAGTGACAGCAATTGGTGATGCGCTAGCTGCACTCAATGTCAGATACGGTTCTGAGGAGTCAGTTGATTGGGTCGAAGTGTTCTACAAAACACTTGCTCTTGGTGCTTATACTTCAACGGTTGAAATGGCAGAAGAGCGCGGAGCCTTCGAAGCATTTGACTATGAACTTGAAAAAAACCATGAATTCTTGAAACAAGTTTTCTATGATGAAATGATGCCAAAAGACATACTGGTAAAGTGGGCTAAATTTGGCAGAAGAAATATTGCTCTTACGACAACAGCACCAGCAGGTTCCGTTTCTGTTTTGACACAAACAACTTCTGGTATCGAACCAGCTTTCGAAGTTGTCTATACACGTCGAAGAAAGATCAATCCGGAAGATGCCGTTTCAAGAGTTGATTTTGTTGATGCTCTTGGAGATAAATGGCAAGAATACAAGGTTTACCATCACCAATTCAAAAAGTGGATGGAAGTAACGGGATGGGAAAACGTTGAAGATAGCCCATATTGGAAGGCTAGAGCAAATGACGTCGATTGGGAAGCCTCAGTTGACCTCCAGGCAGCCGCACAAAAATGGGTCTGTCACGC